GTGGCGCAATTTTCAACTGGAATATTGGCGCACTTTTCAATTAGTATCTACACTATAGAACACCGTACAATTGAGGGAAGCGTGACTTATCTCAATGATAGTATAGTGATTATCCGTACCCGTAAAAAGGGGCTTGACAACTACGAAACGAAGATTATTAATTTGAAAAGACAATAGCCATGACCGAAGAACTTGTAACATTAGAGACTGCGAAGCTGCTGAAAGAGAAAGGCTTTAATGAAAGAACATTGTTTGCTTATAAAAATAATGGAAATTTATACCAAGACTTTAATAGAATTAGATTGAGTTATAATTCGCTTCCTGTTCCAGAATTATGCGAAAATTTCTGTGCATGTGAAAGTGATAATCCATGTTATAAATGTGGTACAGCCGTATATTTAACGTCTGCACCAAATCAATCATTTGCCCAAAAGTGGCTGCGCGAAACCAAGAAGCTGCACGTTGAAGTATCCTATATGCATGGGGATTATTGGATATATGATATACTGACAATTCCGGAACATGATTTAGTAGGATTGTCGGATAGACCTATTATCCATTATAAATCCTACGAGGAAGCACTGGAAGCCGGGATACAAGAAGCATTAAAACTTATATGATTATGAAAGCAAACCTAATATTTTTTCTTGCGATATTCATCATATCAGCATTATTCATCGGTCACTTCCGACTGACATTCTCACCGTTCAGTGTATCCTTTCTCTATTGGCATAGGACTGTAGGAGTTATTCTTATCGTTGCAGGATGCTTGGTTTACAACATAGGTGAGCATATATCAGGCTACAAGAAAGGACTGGATGAAGGCGTGGAGATTGTTTTGAAAGAGTTAAAAGAAAGATACAACCATGAATAGAAAAGAATATCAGGAACACTGCAAGCATAGCCCCTATAGTGGGCAATGCTACAAAAAGTCATTCATATCGGGTGTAGCAAACAATGTGCATGTGAACATGCGGTGTGACGGGAAATGCCCCCGTATGAATAATTACGACAAGAGAAATGGAATATTAACTGATAAAGAAAGAACAGATGAATCTAAATGAACTGCGCGACCGCGCCTATAAAACCGCTTGCGACCACGGTTTCCATGATGAAGAATTGAGTAACGAACATTGCTTTTGCCTTGTAATATCCGAGCTTATGGAAGCCGTGGAAGCGGATAGAAAAGGGAAACGGGCCAATGTTGATTGGTATAATAAGAAGATAGCCAATAGCCGTATTTGCCAGGGGCTGGTTCCAGGCACTCCCAAGGAGATAGGTTTCGAAGTTGCATACAATGAAACTATCAAGGGAAGCATAGAGGAAGAACTCGCTGATGCTGTAATCCGCCTGCTTGATTTGTGCGGATTGCGTAAGATAGACATTGAGGACTTTACGGAAGAAATGTTGTACGGGGCAGAGGAAAGTTGCAATGATGAGACCTTTACAGAAAGTATATACGCTATATCCACAATTCCCATCAGATATGAGTATGAATACGACTGTCCATTAGAAGGGCAATTAAACGGCATGCTATTTGCTATTTTCGGGCTTGCTAAACATTTGGACATAGACCTTATATGGCATATCAATCAGAAGATGAGGTACAATGAATTGAGAGAAAATAAACATGGAAAAAAGTATTAAACATTTCCCGTTACGTATAGACTGCCGTACAGTCATATATGTAACAAAAGATAAGCTTACCTCTGAATATGCAGAGAAGAAGCGAAAACTATTCAATTCTATTTCAGCGATTGAAAAGAAGGGTGGAGGATACCGGGTAACAGTTGATGTCGAAGAAGTAAGGGAACTTGTTGTCAGCGGCATGCGCCTGAAAGATATTGCAAAGAAATTGGGAGTGAGCAAAACCACTGTTGATAACTATATAAAGAAGTATGATTTGCGAAATGGAAAAAGATGAAACAGTTTGGACTGATGCGAAATGTGCAGCCCTTCGAGTTGAGTTCCTTACCAGCCGTGAGGAACTCTTTTTGTATGCAAAAGCCATCTATTCCGCTATGATATGGGGTAGGGAGGTGAACGAGCAAAATCAGATTATTCAGGAAAAGAATAACTCTGTAAAATAAAAAAAGGAGAACCAAGCGCACGACCACTCAATCCTCCCTCACACGATTATGATGCAAATATACTATTTACTTTTAAAATAATCGTGTTATGGAGTTGGATTTTAACAAAATCATTCGTCTTAAAAAGATTCGTATCGAGAAATCAGAACTTTCAGAGGAAGAAAATGCCTTGACCGCCCCGATTTTGAAAGACAAAAGCCTTATCCATGAAATCTATAAAATATTTGTTGAGTTACTGAATGAGAGAGGATGTCCACCGAATATTGACAGTGTAACCCAGCGGAAGAAGTTCATTTTCATTATCCTGTATCTGTTTTCTCCAAGCTCGCTTGCCGGTGGGAAAATGACAGCCGGATTACGTGAAGAGATGTCAAGGGTACTTGGGGTTCAGTCCAAGAGTACAATTTCCGACAACTGCGCTGATGTCGTGTTTTTGTATCAGAACTATGGGGATTTCAGCGGGGATATAGAGTATCTTTATACCGAAATCGTAAATCGGTTAAGAATCAAAGGGCTAATCAATAAACAAAGCGATAAGTAATTCTTGTCGCTTTGTTTTTTACTCAATTTTGAGCCATCGAATTATAATTATTCCTATATTTGCAATACTTTTCTGCACAAAATTCTTTGTGTTATGTGTATAACTCCGTTTTTAAGCATACATAAAGGTTGATATATTAGTATTAACTTAAAAAAAAAGGAGGTTTTATGTCTAATGATAAAGACTATTATGAAAAAGAAGAACGAAGAATAGTGAAAAATGCCACAGAAAAAGGAGTACCTTTTGAAACAGCTGCAATCATTAGCAGAAATATAAGGCAGGAAGGATTAAGAAATTATGAATATCTTCAAATGCTGAAAGGTAAATTGAGTGATGAAATTAATCGTAAAAAGTAAATCAACAGGCCGGAGTTCAGTGCTCCGGCTCAATTTTATACAACTAACAGAATTAATATTCTAATAAAAAAGTAGAGAGATATTATAATTCCTACCCCTATAATACTTTGTTACCCAGTCATGTTTAAACACATCATACGTAAACATTCCGCCAAATACAAATTCGTGAGCTACATATTTTGCTTTCCAATACCCAATGCCAATAAACGTCAATCCTAATCCAAGTCCTAAAACATATCTTCTCTCAATAAATTGTATATCAAATATCATTGCTGCTGCGGAAAGAAGAATGCCACATAAAAGTACTAATTTCCACCAATAATCCACTTTAAATAATTGCCCTAAATCCATAATTTTATCTTTATTTATAGTATTCTTTCCCTCGTATATTCTTATGTTCCGGCATACGTGGTTCTCCGTCAAAACGTATTTTACCTCCGCAGTGAGGACAGGTAATAGTATTGGCATCATCTTTCACTTCTTCCGGTGAAGCAAAGAGTTGCCACATCGGAACGTCAAGGGCTTCCGCAACCTTTTCAAGTGTTGGATAAGACGGGCTTTTCAATATAGCATATAGGTTCTGTCTGGTAGTGTTCATTTTTTCTGCGAAAGATGTCATATTAAACCCCTTTTCTTTAATAAGCAATTCTATTCTATTCATACCTTTAGTTTTTTTTGCAAAGATACGTTTATTATAGTGGTGTCAAATATATTATTTACAAAATATTGTTAAACGAAAGAATTTGCTTTCTTATTTTGTTTGTGGTGTCAAATATATCATTTACATTTGCATCATCAGAAACAAAGTAATAACAATTAAAAGATATACGATTATGGCAACATCAGTAATTAAACAAAGAACAATAGAGAAATTCATCATGTCAGAGTTTGTACAAGGCAATTTGAACACAAAAGAACAAGTAAGCTGTATGCTTCTTCTGATTCAAAAGAAGCTGAATATGTCTGTAGAACAGGCTGGCAACTTTATGAGAAACGCAATAGGTATTAATGCTTAATATATACGATTATGGAAGCGGATTTAGTTTTAGTTATCAGCCCCGAAGCCCCACTGATGAAACAACTGGGCAAAGTATTGGGTAAGTTATGTAGTATGTGCGATTTTACCACCATAGAGAGGGGTGAAAAGTACATCACCATACAGCATGACGAGACTGGGCTTGTAGTGGCTTATACGAGTGAAAAAAGATTAAATGCAAAACATTAAATATAGTGATTATGAACTCAATAAATGAAAACGGTTGCAGCGTATGCCAACCCGGTAAAGAGAATTATTGTACCTACAACACCAGGTTGAGAGGAAAAAGAGTGAGAATGTACCAGTACGACTACCGTACTGAAAGTGGTGAACTCTTTGCTTGTTGTGCGCCTACCTTAGAGGCATGTAGAGAAAGACGTGATAAATGGCTTAGTTCACGACAATAAGCCGATTGTCGTGTATAACGATTGAAGATATTTCGTTATCTTTGGTTATGGTAGTACCTTTGGGGTACTATCGCGGAATGGAGCAGTTGGTTAGCTTACCGCTTTGACTTGGCGGTGGTCACAGGTTCGAGTCCTGTTTCCGCAACTATTGAGTATTAATTTAAATTTGACACGATTATGAACATTCTTACATTAAGCATCAAACAGAAGTATTTCGATGAAATTTTGGCAGGCAAGAAAACCCACGAATACCGTGAAATCAGACCAACCAACGCTAAGAAGTATATCACTTACCTATGTGGCGGTAAAGAATATCCGGCTGATGCAGAACTGCCTGAAGAGGGTGAAATAGAATTAAAGCCTATCAAGTACGATGCAATCAAGCTTCTGACAGGTGCATATACAGGTAAACGTCCTTATATTATCGTTGAAGTGAAAGCAGCAGAAGCTGTTATTCTCACAGATGAAAACGGTAATGATATTGTTTACGAACATCAAGGCGAAGAATATCTTGCTGCACAAATGGATTATACTTTGGGCAAGATATTAGAAAAACATATAGATTGATTTGTTTAACTTTTAAAATTAGAAAGCAGAGTCGCAAGAAGAATTAACAGAGTAGCCGGGCCTCGCAGAAATATGAACGGTGCCGGGGCTGGTGGTAGATTGGTTGCCAGACGTGGCGGTGAAGCTGGTACATCACAGTTGGGGTCACGCAGACAGCGTTATAGTGACCTTCGTACTTCATTTGGTTTAAGTGGTGGTTAGCTATGAGCAAGGTAGAACAAGCGAACCGGTATATAGACCTCATTCGGGTAAAATCGAATGAGGCTTTACTGTTTTTATCACTTGGTAAGGATTCGCTTGTTCTGCTTGATTTAATCTATCCAAAGTTTGACCGGATTGTTTGCGTGTTCATGTACTTTGTCAAGAATTTGGAGCATATTAACCGTTGGATAAACTGGACTAAAGCCAAGTATCCGAAGATAGAGTTTGTTCAAGTACCACATTGGAACCTTACTTATATTCTCCGTGGCGGTATGTATTGTGTGCCAAATCCGAAAGTAAAGCTATTGAAGTTGGCAGATGTGGTAAAGGCTATGCAGCTTACTCATGGAGTTTATTATACATTCTTAGGCATGAAAAAAGCTGATGGTATGAATCGTAGGCTTATGTTGAAAGGGTATGAGGTAAACGGTTACGAGAATAACGGCATGGTTTATCCTTTGGCTGATTGGACACAAAAGGATATTCTTGCTTATATGAGGCAGCACAATTTACCCGAACCAGTTCGATATTCATTGAAAGCCAGTTCGGGAGTAGGTTTCAATCTTGATTGTATGCTTTGGATGGAGAAAAATTACCCGCAGGATTTACAGAGAATTTACAAAGTTTTCCCAATGGCTGAAAGAGTGCTTTGGGAGTATCATAATCAACAAAATTAATAGGAGGAATGCCGAGTTAGAAGAAAATCTATTGCACAAATATTTTCACAAAGGGATAGAATATTGGATTCTATAGGAAGAATGGCAACCAATGAACGTGCTCAGAATAGAATATATAGAGTGCGTGGAGCGGCTACAAGATATTCTAAAAATATTGAAAAAATAACTGGAAATGTTCCCGGAATGGCCTTTAAACGATTTACGAATAGACAATACATGGGTCTAAGCAACGGCTAATATGGAATTATCAAAATACATAAAGAGTGAATCGGTGGAACTTAATCGTTCTGCCATTCACTTTGCGGATTATAATCCCCGAAAACTATCTGATGAATCACGTAAGACACTGAAACGTGGCATCAAGAAATTCGGATTGGTAGGTGGAATAGTTGTGAATAAGCGTACCGGGCTTACCGTAGTCAGCGGGCACCAGCGTTTATCTGTCATGGACGAATTGCAAAAGTTTCCCGATAACGACTACCGTATTCGTGTCGATGTCATAGACGTGGACGAGCAGCAGGAAAAGGAGTTAAACATTCTAATGAACAACCCTAATGCACAAGGGACATGGGATTTTGACGCTCTTGCCCGTATTGTTCCTGATATTGACTGGAAAGATGCAGGTCTGACCGATGCTGACTTGAATATGATTGGTGTCGACTATCTTTTGCAGACCGAAGAGGAAAACTCTATTGCGGATGCTTTGTCTGATATGATGGTCCCAGTTTCCGAACAGAAAGAAGCCGATAAAGCCGCCAAGCAGTTGGAACGTGCCGAAAAGGTTGCCCACATGAAAGAGGTCAAGCATCAGGTGAAAGAAAACGCACAGAAGCAAGCCGAGAACATGGATGCCTATGTGATGTTGTCCTTTGATACCTATGAAGCTAAAGCCGCATTCTGCGAAAGGTTCGGGTATGACCCTGATATGAAGTTCATAAAGGGAGAAGTATTTGATGAACAAATAGAAAGGATTGATTAATTAAATTTAGAAGAAGATTGAGTCAGAAGGAAAAGTTTGAATGAATTAAGTGCACAATTTCGGAGATTAGAGGCGCAGGCTCGTACAACTCAAAAGGGTTATGGAAATAATCCAAGGGCTGCACGTGTTATAAATGCGTTTGAATCATCTATGAAGCAAAGAGGTATGTGGTTTTTCTCTAATCGAAATAAAAGGATTGGAACGGGGAAATTTGCTTTAAGTAACGGATAAGTTTATGAATAATAGTGAATCTCAAAACAGAAAAGGTAAAGGAGGAAGAAAGCCTAAGTTTGATTATACAAGCGAGGACTTTCTTTCTCTCGTGGAATCGTATGCCAAAAAGGGATTCACTGACAAGGAAATTGCTTATGCCATAGGGATTTTGCCTCAAACATTCTGCGAAAAGAAAAGTGAGTACACCGAAATATCCGAAGTCTTAGCGCGTGGGCGCGCGACAATCAATGCCACTGTAAGGGCTAAATTCCTTGCAATGGCTCTCGGTGGCATAAAAACCAAAAGCACCGTGGTAAGAAAGCTCCGTGATTCAGAAGGGAATTTGACGGGCGAAGATGAATTACAAGTAAGCGAAAGCGAGTTGGCTCCTAATTTGCAAGCAATGTCCGTTTGGCTGTACCACCATGATGAAGATTGGAGAAAGATTGAGCGCAAACAAGATGAAGACGCTGATATTCCAACAGATATAGAGCATGGCATCAACATTGATTCTTGGATTAAAGACAAGCTGAAATGATAGTACCTCAAGAAATTTACCATCCATTATATGAGGATAAGGAAAAATTTATAATTCTTATCACCGGTGGGCGTGGTAGCGGAAAGTCTTTCAATGCTTCTACCTTCATAGAACGGCTGACATTCGAAATGACTCCCGTAGAGAAGATAGTTCATCAGATTCTTTACACCCGTTACACGATGGTTTCTGCCGGTATCTCTATCATCCCCGAAATGATGGAGAAGATAGATTTGGACGGTACCACGAAATATTTCAAGACCACAAAGACGGATATAGTCAATAAGATGACTAAGAGCCGTATCATGTTCCGGGGTATCAAGACTTCTTCCGGGAACCAGACAGCAAAACTGAAATCCATTCAAGGCATTACGACTTTCGTCTGCGATGAAGCGGAAGAGTGGACCAGTGAGGAAGAGTTCGACAAGATTATGCTTTCTATCCGTAAGAAAGGGATTCAGAACCGGATTATAATAATTATGAACCCCTGCGATTCCAATCACTTCATCTACAAGAAATACATCGAAAACACTCATAAACTGGTAGAGATTGACGGAGTACAAGTACAGGTTTCCACCCATCCGAATGTGCTCCATATCCACACTACGTATTTTGATAACTTGGATAACCTTTCTCCTGAGTTCTTGAAAGAGGTGGAAGATATGAAGGTGAGTAATCCTGAAAAGTATGCTCATGTGGTTATCGGCCGTTGGGCAGACGTGGCGGAAGGTGCTGTGTTCAAGAAGTGGGGAATTGTTGACGAGTTCCCGGCTTGGGCAAAGAAAATTGCTTTCGGGCAAGACTTCGGTTATACGCATGACCCGTCTGCTTCCATTCGTTGTGGTATCGTTGATAACGCCCTTTACTTGGATGAAGTGGATTACCGTACTGGATTGCTTTCTTCTGACATCATCAAGACTCTTCGCCCGTGGGGTTTGAAAGTCATAGCTGATAGTGCTGACCCTCGATTGATTCAAGAGATACACAACGGAGGAATCAAGATATATGCCGTAGAGAAAGGTGCAGGCTCTATCAATGCCGGAATTGACAAAATGAAAGATATGGAGATTTATATAACCAAACGCTCGTACAACTTGCAAAGCGAGTTCAGAAAGTATGTTTGGGCAAAGGATAAGGACGGGAACTATATCAACGAACCGGAAGACCATGACAATCACGGAATAGATGCTGTACGTTACTATGTATTGGGTGAGCTTCTTGGTAAGATTCAGAAGCCGAAAGATTTAACAGGAATATTTACACACTAAAAATATAGATTATGCCATTGAATTTAGAAGAAATATTAGCACTCCCTGACATCGGGCAGAAGATAAACTACCTGAAGAAAGGTAGAAAAACTGAACTTCCCGACTGTTGTAAACTTTGGGGCGATTGGAATCCGGAACGCCATGAAATTATGGTTGACAAAAAAAAGTATCCGGACAGAAAGGTTCTTGAAAAAGAAGCTGAGAAACACTTCGATGAAAAAACGGGTAAGACTTATGAAATCGAAGCAAAGTATAAGACTGAACCGGTGAACCGTATCTCCATTCCATTGGAACAGGATATAGTGAACATTCAAACAGCTTTCACGGTCGGCACAGAACCGTCTATGGATTGCACTCCAACCGATGATGATGAAAAAAAACTGCTGGATGCGGTAAAGGCTGTATTTAAGTCCAATAAAATCAAATACCAGAACAAGAAGATAGTTCGTGCCTGGTTATCCGAGCAGGAAGTAGCGGAATATTGGTACGTTACCGATGATGATTCGTTCTGGGCGAAGTTCTGGAAGAAAATAAAGACTACCTTCGGGGGGAAGGTAAAACCCACCAAGAAACTGAAAAGCGTGTTATGGTCTCCATTCAGAGGTGATAAGCTATACCCGTTCTTTAACGACGAAGGTAAAATGATTGCTTTCTCACGTGAGTACAAAAAGAAGCTCATGGATGATTCGGAGGTCATCTGCTTTATGACTATCACGGACAAAATGGTTTATCAATGGGATTTGTCTAAAGGATATGAAGAAAGAACTCCTTTTGCTCATGGATTCCCAAAACTACCGGTTCTCTATGCTTATCGTCCTGAACCTTATTGCAAGAAGATAAAGACCTTCCGGGTCCGGTTGGAGAAACTACTATCCAACTATGCCGATTGCATCGATTATCATTTCTTCCCATTGCTGAAGCTAATTGGAGATGTAGAGGGTTTCATGGGTAAGGTTAAGGATAGAA